TAAGTTGAATCAATATTATGATTGGCATTGTGATAGTTGGAACAAGCCTTATAATAAACCTAATACTCCTAGACACGGTAAGATTAGAAAACTTTCTATGACTTGTCAGTTAACTGATGGCTCTGAATATGAAGGAGGAGAATTAGAATTTGATTTTAGAAACTATGATCCTTCTTTACGAGATGAATTTAAACATTTACAAAAAGCAAAAGAAATATTGCCTAAAGGATCTATAATTGTATTTCCTTCATTTTTATGGCATAGAGTTAAACCAGTGACGAAAGGAGTTAGGTATTCTTTGGTTTTGTGGAACCTAGGAACACCATTTAAATAATATGGAAATACAAGAATTTTTTAAAACACCTATATGGGTCGAAGAAAAACCAGAGTTTGTAAAATCTTTGAATAAAGCTTCTAATAAATATATTAAAGATGCTAAAAATAATCCAGAAACTAAAGCCTATATAAAAAAGTTTGGTGATTTTGGAACAGCATATCATTCAACACCTTTAGGAAATGATAATAATTTTTTAGATTTTAGAAAATATATTGGACAAAAATCATGGGAGTTTTTAAATTATCAAGGTTTTGACATGGAACAGTATGCTTTATTATTTACCGAATTATGGGTACAGGAGTTTGCTAAAAAAGGCGGTGGTCATCATTCTGCACACATACATTGGAATCAGCACGTGTCAGGGTTTTATTTTTTAAAAGGAAGCGATAAAACATCATACCCTATTTTACACGAACCCAGAACCGGAGCACGTGCAACTAAATTAAAGATGAAACCTAATTCAAATAAAATTCTTACAGGGGAAGAACTTGTGCATTTTAAACCTAGACCGGGTACATTAATTATATTTCCAGGGTTTTTAGAACACGAATTTGCAGTAGACGCTGGTATAGAACCATTTAGATTTATACATTGGAACATACAAGCTGTACCTAAACCGATGGTTAAAGATGAACTTTAAAAAAAATAAATATACAGTTATAAAAGATGCAATTTCTAAAGACATGGCTGCCTTTCTTGCAAATTATTTTACAATGAAAAAACAAGTTTTTGATACATGCCTAAAAAAGAGATACGTTTCTCCGTTCGAAACATTACTTGGATCTTATGAAGATCAACAAATTCCAAATACTTATTCTCATTATTCAGATATTGCTATGGAAACTTTAATGTTAAAGTGCCAACCACAAATGGAAAAAGCAACAGGATTAAAACTATACCCTGCATATACTTATGCAAGAATTTATAAAAAAGGTGATGAACTTAAAAGACACAAAGACAGGTTTAGTTGTGAGATATCTACTACTATGAATCTTGGCGGCGATAATTGGCCGATATATCTAGAGCCATCAGGAGAGAAAGGTAAAAAAGGAATTAAAATAGATTTAAAACCGGGGGATATGTTAGTTTACAGAGGATGCGATCTAGAACATTGGAGACAAAAATTTAAAGGCAAAGAATGTGTACAGGTTTTTCTGCATTATAATAATTGCAAAACTCCAGGGGCTAAAAATAATATGTTTGACAAGCGTCCACATTTAGGTCTTCCTAATTGGTTTAAACAATGGTAGAGTTTCATACTATTTTTCCAGTAGTCATAGGTTTAAATAAAAATAAAGATCACAAATTATTTGAAAATAAATTAATTAAAGAATGTAAGACAATAAAAAATAGTTTTAAAAAAGGGGGTAATAATTGGAATGTATCAACTTTTAACACTTGTGGAACTTATGATTTAACCAAGAATAATAAATTCGATAATTTACATAAATGGATTTTTAAACAAGTAAAAGACTACACACTTCAAATAGGATATAAGAATAATAAAACAGAATGTGTAGCATCCTGGTTTAATATTTATAAAAAACATGATTATCAAGAAAGACATGGACATTATCCTAATGACATTTCCGCAGTTTATTATTTAAAAACACCTAAAGATTCTGGTAATATAACATTTTATAGTCATGAGCCGCACGGAATTACAAAACCTGGAGAAGTAAATAATCCATTAACTTGGAGATCATATTGGATAAATCCACAACCAGGGTTGCTTTTAATTTTTAAATCTACTTTACAGCATGAAGTAGGACAAAATAAATCTAATGAAGAAAAAATCTCAATGGCACTTAATTTTAAAATAATTTAAATGAAAGAATTTTACAATAAATTAAAAGATAAAAAGCTAGCTAGTCAAAATCAAAAGAAAAAAGAGCTTTGGGATGTGGAAGGAGTTTTACATAATCAATCTTTTAAATTTGATTTAAGACCTTTAAAAAATAATATTAAAATAGGTAGTTTTAATACTAAGGCAGATAAGATGGTTTTTGATATGAAAGACCAATACATCATTGTGGACACAGAAGAATTACATCAATATTTAAAACAACATGAACTAAGAGACGTTTATTTACAAAATCTACTATCTCAGCTAGATTGGAATATAATATTACCAAAATAATGGAAAAATTTGAATACAAAATTATAGACAATTTTTTAGATAAAGAATTTTTTTTACGGCTTAAAAAACAAATTGAATATGAAGACTTTCCTTGGAGAAGACGGATAGAATGTACTCGTGATTCTAAAAATGATAAGGGATATTTTACTCATAGTATTTTTAATGAATTTAAAATTAATTCTCCAATGTATGAAAATACTTTAATACCCATATTATATAAACTAAAAGCTAGATCTATTATAAACGCTAGCGTGCACATGTTTTTAACTGAATTTTTTTTAAAAAAATCTACTGTGTATCATCAAGATTGGCCCTATAATTCTACTACAGCTATATTAAATTTAACAAATTGTGATGGTGGAACACAACTTAAAATAAAAAATAAAGAAATAGTGGTAGAATCAAAAGAAAATAGAATTGTAATTTTTAACACTCAAATTAAACATAGGACTATAAAGAATACTACCGCAGGTGCGAGATATATACTAAATATGAACTATTTTTAATGCTACCAAAATGATAAAAAGCATGTATAATATAAGATTATGTTACAGAAACTTAATTTTAAACCTGGATTTAACAAACAAGCCACTGATTCAGGGGCTGAAGGTCAATGGGTAGATGGAGATTTTGTTAGATTTAGATATGGATTACCTGAAAAAATAGGTGGTTGGGAACAATTAACTGTAGCTGAAGAAACATTACCTGGAGCCGCTCGAGCTCAACATGCTTTTACAAGTTTTCAGGGTGAAAAATACGTAGCTATTGGAACCTCACAAGGATTATTTTTATATTATGAAGATGCTTTTTATGACATTACTCCACTAGACGCACAGCTTAGTAACCCGTGTACTTTCAATACAGTTCAAGGATCTGCTGAATGTACGGTTAATTTAAACGCTCACGGCTTATCTAATGGAAGATATATTACATTTAATACAATGTCTGCTACTCCAAATGGATTTACATCTTCTTCCACGTTTACAGAGGGAGCTTTTGAGATTAGAGACGTAACTAATAATACTTTTAAAATTACAGCACCTACCGTTGCAGTAAACCCTGGGGGGTCAGCGACTGGATCAGCAACTGTTAAACCTTATGTTGTAGTAGGTCCAACTTTTCAAACAGCTGGTTATGGTTGGGGCACGTATCAATGGAATACAGGCACATGGGGAACAGCTAGGACTATTAGTAACGTTATTCTAGATCCAGGCGTCTGGAGCCTTGATAACTTTGGAGAGGTATTAGTTGCAACTATTTTTAATGGTAAAACTTTTACTTGGGATGCAGGTGCAACTTCACCAAGAGGAAACCGAGCATCTACAACCACTACAAATTTTAACACTACAAACAATCCTACAGCTACACGAATAACTCTAGTGTCAGATAGAGATAGACACTTATTTCATTTTGGAACTGAAACAACTATTGGAGATTCAACAACTCAGGATCCGATGTTTGTAAGATTCTCCAATCAAGAAGATTTAAATACTTACGCTCCAAGTTCAACTAACACTGCCGGTACTTTTAGATTAGATACAGGAAACAAAATTGTTGCAGCTATACAAGGTAAAGATTATGTGTTTGTATTAACTGATCAGGCAGCCTACGTAGTTCAATTTGTAGGACCACCATTTACTTTTTCTGTGAGACAGGTTGGTACACACTGTGGATGTATTAGTTCTAAAGCTGTATCTTACGCAAACGGAGCTGTGTGGTGGATGTCAGCTGAAGGAGGATTTTTTGTATTTGATGGTACCGTAAAATCATTACCATGTTTAGTTGAAGACTTTGTATTTAACACGGATGGAAGTAATTTAGGTATAAACTATGATG